ACCCATCAACTCCTCAAGAGTTAACTCATAATCATTACTCTCTACAGGAGCAGCTTCAACTACTTCTGGAGTAGTGTCGTTCTCGACAGTTCCATTATTTTCCATTTTATTATTCCTTTATATTTTAATATTGTAAACATTTTATTTAGCCATTCTTCTTCTTGTAAACACATCTTCATAGTATTACAAGATGAGCAGCAAGAAACTACATTATCAATAGAGTACCCAGCAAGTGGGTTTATTCTATCTAATCCTATTGTAACAATGGCAGAGCCACAATAAGAACAATCTTTTTGCCAGAAACTTTCAAACTCTTCAACAGATAAATCAAATGAATGACCTCTTGTTTTTGCACTCTCTTTATATTTTGTATATTTTCCCTTTAATGTTTGAGAATATTTTTTTTGTATTTTGGCTTTTGATATTTTCATTACATCCTAGATGCAAATAACTCTTCAATATTGGGAGTTTGTTCTGCGGTTTTATCTAATGCTACTGCATCTCCAGCAGGAGGTTGCCCTGCTGGTGTCATTTCTTTTGCCATTTCAGATCCTTCAGTAGTCTTTAGAAACTTCTTGAAGGATGGAGTTCTGGATAGACGATCAAGTTTACCAGCGATAACCATAGCTGCTGCATCACCTTCTGACAGATCTGATACGGAGAATAAAAGCTCCATTGGAACTTCCTCTGATTCACTTGCATCAACGGTTGCTTGCTCGACCATCTTTAATACTCTAACTAAGTCTGCACTTAGTTCTCTTCCCGTGATAGCAGGAAGGCCAAACAGGGGAAGGACTTTATTGATTGAGTTGGTTAGACCAGTTAAGGCTTTTGGTGAAAGCTTAACTCCCTCAATCATGGAAAGAAAACCCTCATCTTCCTGAGAGATAGATTCTTCAATGGAATCTTCCATCTCTTTCTGTGGGCCTTCCATACTTCTTTCTGAATCTTTGCCGCCAATAGCGATCATTACTTTTGCCATTTACTCTCCTGTGAATGTGTTTGCTGAAAGTGTTTTAACTGCACCTGTTTCGCCAATACAATCTTTGGCTGGCAGGACTTCTTCAATAGCTCTGACTTTCGCTTGTGTTGTACCACCATACTGTTCAACTTTATCTTTATATTCTTGTAAGATTTTATCTTGTTGCCCTTTGATGGAGATTTCTGCTGACATTCTTTTCTCAACGAAAGAATCTCCGCCAACTGCGTCCAGAGGAATAAGACCCTTTGACTTAGCAATCTTTTCTCTCTGATCATTGTTGTAGTAGGTAGCTCCAAGTCCTTTGTCAAAGCAACCGTTGACACCCCACTTACCGGTCTGATCGCCCCATTTACCCGATGTCTTTGCTGGCGCAGATACTAAGGAACGAAGTGGTCCGTCACAGTCCTTACAAATCTGTGAATCTTTGTTCTCAAACTTGCACAATCTATCAGATTGTTTCTTACAGGCATAACATATGAAGTCGTAGATTGGCATTTATTTATTCTCCATTAAATATTGTAATGCAATATCTAAAAGTTCTGGACTATCTTTAAAAAATCCAAGACCTTTATTACAATCATTACATAGTAACTTTCTAATCTTTCCTGTCACATGATTGTGGTCTACACATAATGTATTTTTAAAACATACCTGATGTTGTTTACAGATTGCACAACAACCATCTTGTTTATCAAACATGATTTTATAATCTTCTAAAGATATCCCATATCTATATTTCAAAGTTCTATTTCTCAACTTATCTTTGTCATAATGTTTTTTATAAGATTTTCTACTGTATTCATTTTTTTTGTCTTTATCTTTAAATGGCATTTATTACTTCGGTACCGCTATATTACCTGATGGAACTTGACCTGCTAACTGTGCTGCTAACTGTTCGGCAGGTAATCCTTGTGGTGGAGCTGCCTGTTCAGGCATATTCTGAGGTATCTTTGGTTCAGCGGGAGCTTCTACTATTTCACCAAAAGATTTAGGTAGATCAAACTGCTTGATGATTTCATCCTTAATCTTATCAACTGGGATACCAAGTCCTTGCAGAAGTGGTAGAAGCTGAACCAGCTCATTCCTTTTCATGATTGAAGCGATAGGAGTATTGCTCTGATCAGAGGCAGCAAAGCGGAACTTACCTTCCAACTTTTCTGCGGTTACTCTATAGACTTCACCCTCAGCAATCACGGTGTCCTCTGCATCTTCAGCCTTAAGAATATCTACAAGCATACGAATATAAATCTGTGAGACAAGTTCGATTGCTTCGTCACGTTCTCTTGCCATCTTACCAATCTCAGATGCGGTGTAGTTAGCAAGTGCAGCAACTTCTGTAGCAGTTGCTTTAGTTGCCTCTCCTCTGACGAAGGGAGCCAACACAGAGCCTCTCTGTAAATCTCCTTCAACAGCCGCAAGGTATCTATCAAAGTTAGAAGAAAGAGGTGGAACTTCGACGGCCTTAATAAGTCCATCAAGAGATTCTGCATCTACGGGAATCATAGCACCGTCAACACCAGAGGTAATCTTGGCTAAGGATTCTTCGTCAATCTTTCCTTCTTTATAGAGGAACTGTCTACTGTCTCTACGGACTGCGTTTGCCCAGAAGGATCGAATAATGTTTTTCTCAAAACATTGATCATAGATACGATATAAAGATGAATAGCCTTCCAAGGGTGAGTCTGGTATTCTTGCATAATAAAGAGGAGCAATCGTAGGTAGCGGCTCATCATCATAGGTTCTAACTGGAATAGGAGACACTTCATCCAGCAACTTCTCTCCGGCAGAATAGTTTGGTGACCAGATATAAAGACAATCATAAACAAGATCGTATAGTTCAACCACTTCAATGTATTTATATTCGTCAGGGATATCTTCATCCTGTGAAGTCTTGTATGGATTGACATCTTGTTCAAAGTAATCTGACTTTACTACTGACAGATATTTCTTTGGACCATAAAGCTCTTTCGCTTTTGCAACGGGAAGAAAATAAGCGTGACCACAGAACCGCTGTTCGTTCCACTTGCTTGCATCGAAGTCAACAATAACTTCCCATGCTGGTACGGGCCTAACAGAAATCTTATCAAAAATAACGTTGGACTTTTTATAGGATAGTTTAAAGAAAGCGTTTGGATAAATAATGGCCATTCGGGAACCATTCTCAAATACCTGTCTCTGGTCAAACAGCCAGCGATTAGTTAGAGCCTTGACTACCTTTGAGTTTCCTTTACGAACAGAATCATTACCAACCTCTACAGCAGGTGATCTACTAAACAGTGATGCAATATATCCTTCTACGAATGAATATGCATCTGCGATCTCTACCCTTATCTGTGTTGCATCAAACGAAATATCGCTAAACATTCTAGTTTCATAAGCGTGTTTGAGCTTACGCATAAGAGTAGTTTCTTGCTTCCAATAGTTGCGATGATTTTGATGGATAGTCCTTACTAGATTACAAGACTCTTTTTCTGTGCGGCTCATATTTAATCCTCTACAATGATGTTGGTTTTGTCTATTCTTTTACTTGCCCAGTATGCTTTTATAGCTGCTATTCTTGCTGTCTTATGTTCTTCTGAGTGTACCCTTGATACTCCTCTTTGTTTTTCAGCAGACTTTCTTTTTACTTCTTCTGAGCATGGCACACCTACATTCCAAGGTATACTACCCATCTTGCTTAGAGATATACGGTCACAATGTTCTGCTGTGAATGTAGGTTTAGGTATTCCCTTGTGTGCTCTACCGGCAGTATTACCCATCTTAGAAGCAGACATCTTTTTCTTTGTTTCTTTTGAAACCTCATTACCCTGTCCACCACCAGTCGTAAGATTGTATCCGTCAGGAGCAAGTGTTTTCATTTCTGCAATATAGAATATCTCTCGCTCATTTAACTTGTCTCTAGAACATTCTTCTAAGATTTGAAATGTGAACTCGTCAACTCCATGTTTCATGATGGCACCTTTAATACCAGCGGCTCCCTTCTTACTGGTAGTGTGTTGTTTAAATCTTTCAAAACAATCTACACTTTGTCCGATGTATTGCTTACCATCCTTGTGGGTGATACAATAGATTCCACAAGTTTTCTTAACATACCAGTTCATTAGTATCTCCGTAGTGCTGATCCGTTATTAGTGTTAATGATGCGGTCAGCTTTCTTTGATTTTACCCAATCTGGAAGGAACGGCTTACTCGGTAGTCTAACTTGTTTTAGACATTGATATGCTAACGCAAGGGCTACTGCTGAATCTGCATGGGCACCATTTGCTCTAGTAAGAGATATATTATATTTGTAATCTACCTTAATACTTCTTAACTCTGCAACTGTAATGCTGTCTATTTGATATATGGTTCCAGATCTTATTGCCTCTTTAAGTTCCTCAAACATTACCCGCTTATTTGTTTGTGTTGTTGTCCAGAACTTATCGTCTGAAGATTTCCAAAGATTAGAACCACCTAAACATTGATTAACTACAACTCCAACATTGTTATTTTCTACTAATATCTTAGCACCATTATATTCTTGTGACATAGAGAATAACTCCTCTGCCAGTTCTGTAGGTGTTGTCATATTACACCTGAATATTCCTACAGGTTGATATGTAGTCTTTGATAAGATAATGGCAACAGAATAATCCTTGCCTGTTCCCGATCCAACATCCACTCCAATCGCATAACTATCGTGTGGATTTACTGGAACAATAGCGTTCCATCTATCTTCAATATCAATCTCCTCAACTAATCTTAAATCATCCTCCATCAAGTAAGCGTCACCAGATTGTGCATAAGCATCAGATAGACAAGCAGGGTATTCCCTACGAAACTTGTCAGCACCAATCTTCTGAATCATTACCCTACGCCAATACATCTGCTCCAGAGAGATATTATATTCTTCTAATATTTCCGTTTCATCTTCCGTCAAGAGGAAGTCCTCTCTAATGGGCGTAGCATATTCGGAGTGCATATACCAAGGGAAGAAAAGATAGTTATAGTTTGCCTCTCCTCTCTGTGCTACCTCTATCTCCAAGTGTAGAGGATCTCCCCAATAGTTTGCTGTGGATTCTATAATCATTTGTCCACCATTAAGTGCGGCTACTGCGGTGGCTTTAAGTTCCTCAGCATTTTCACTAAAGGCATACTCAGACAGAAGAAGATAAGAACAAGTGAAGGAACGAAGCCCGCCCTTTGATGTAGCAGATGCACACAGAATAGTAGCCCCATTATGAAAGACAAGTTTACCCGCACTATCTTCTTTAAGAGGTCTGCGTAGGAAGTTAGGAAGGTGGTCATAGAATGTTTTAAAGATCCTCAGGATGTGTCGTACTGAATCTATCTTGTGTGATAGTAGCGCAACTGTTATAGGTTCAGAGGATGTGTATGCTTTCCAAAAGAGATAAGCTGCTACAATAGTTGTTGACCCTATCTGTCGCGGCTTCGCAACAATAAGATCTCCTCCTCTTTCAAGTGCTTCTATAACTTCAGTTTGTTCCACGTTCGGATGGAGATACTGAATGGTTCCCTCTTTATTCTTAATCTTTAAACGGGAAATAAACTTATGAGGGTTATGTAAGATAGATAGAACATCTCCTGCCGATAGAGACATTATCCCTTCTTCTTTTCTTTGTTGACCCATTCATCCAGTTCTATTAGATTGGGTCTATCTCTACTGCTATCATCCTCAGCTCTTTGTGCTTGTAAATCTTTAAGTGCTCCAATGAGAGAGGATAGAGCATTGGGTCCTAACTTATGTACATTGTCTCCAGACTTAGCACATCTGTATTCATGCAATAACATTTCCCACAGGGTAGCTTCATAGTCTCTCTTCTTTAGGGCCACTATAGTTTTATTAGGTCTTGGCATTTATCTCTTCCTTTAGTTTAAGCAGAGCACCCTTGTAGATCTGGTGTACTCTTTGCTTACTTAATCCCATAACTTTACCTGTTGCTTCAAAGGTAGCTCCATCATATAGTATGCTCTCTACTATCTTAGCTTCTTTTCCCACCAAACATTTAAGGATATCATAAGCTGAGAAGTTAGGCTCCTCCTCTTCTTCCTCTCCATCTAAAATCCTGATGATATCATCCTCTGGATTAGTTACTATTAATGTATCCATCAAGTAATCTGGTAGGTATGTGTACCTCCAATCTTTCATATTCTCTCCATTAGTGTGAGCCCCCTATATCTATATTCTGGAAGATAACATCGAAGGCTTCTAACCTTACGACTATCTCTTCTATGTTCTTGTTTATAGTATATAGTTTCCTGTTCAGTTTATTCATCTCTCTAATAGATACTTTATTATTACCAGATCTGAGCACTTTAATCCTATCTTCTATCAGAGAGGATTCATACTGTAACACATTTGCCATTCCATTTCCTACAGGATAGTAGGTGACAGCATCTTCTATAGAATATTCATTTGACAATCTCTTATCGAAGGCTGGATGTAAACGAGACATAACCACCTCTATACACTATCATACGAAAAGTCAAATATTTATTTTTATTTATTTTCATCAAGGTTATAGTTTGCACAAGTTTTTCTGCTATTTTAAAAGTACCATATGAGCGAAGCGAATCCCTGAAGCGAGAGATGAGACACCAGCTAAGCAGATTCGAGACTTGGTAACAAAGTAGTTCAGGCAAATCTTCCTACAAGAAACATTCCCTGTTAAGTATCCTGTAGGAAATACCTTGGCATCAATGTTCGGAGAACAGATGGTCGGATAGGTTTACTAGATAGATTGATTAGCCTCTATCTAATACCGTGCGTACCATGTTGTCGGAGGTTCTAATGAACTGGAAAAAGATTAACGACTGGGACTACTCGATCAATGAAGCCGGAGAAGTTAGAAATAATAAATCAGGAAGGATACTAAGACCTGCTCCTGATGGAGATGGATACATGAGGGTAGCTCTCTGCAAGAATGGTAAACAAAATACTTATAAGATCCATAGACTGTTAGGTGTTTACTTCTTAGATTGTCCGCCTCATTTATTTATGGATCATATTGATGGAGATAGAAAGAACAATGCTCTATCCAATCTGCGCGTAGTTACCCACCAGCACAACCACTTTAATAGAACTACTGCCAAGGGATATACTTGGAATATTCAGATGAATAAATGGCAGGCAGTACTCTCAGTTAGTGGAAAGAACAAAAGCCTTGGATACTATGACACCAAAGAAGAAGCGCGTGCTGCTTACTTGGAAGGTAAGAAGATCTACCATGTGATCCCCGACGCAAAGCCGCAATAAGTTATATGCCGGAATACACGTCGAGCCGCGATGATTGCCACGACTATTCCGGCATTGGATTTTTCTCCGCGAATGATTGGCCCACTTAGTCCCACGGATATGCGTATAATACATGGGTAAGGTGAGTC